CTCTTTTACACACGCGGACTGATTTTTAACTTTTTGCCGGGCGGCCAGCCGGGCCCGGGGAAATGAACGGAGGATAGCCGGATGGGACTGACAAAAACGGAGAGGAAGCTCCGCAAGGCGATGACATCGCTGCACACCTGGAAACCGGAATTTTCAGAAGCCGTCCGGATCTGCGCGGGGCTGATGGATCAATACCAGCGGCTGACAGATGACCTGGCCGCCGGCGTTTATCCGATGTTTGACGCGACGGAGACGGGCGGAACCAGGAAGTCCGCAGCGGTGACAACTTCGGAAGGTTTGCGGCGGGATATTCTCTCCTATCTGAAGGAACTTGGACTGACGACCATGTCAGTCAAGCGCCTGGACGCGCAGGAAAACCTGCCGGAAAGCAACGTGCTCGCGGACGCACTGAGACGTCTTGGTGATGGAGAGTGATCAGAGGGAAATACGCTCACGACGTTGAGACGTATGTGGACGGGCTGATCAGCGGCGCGATCATCGCGAATGATGACCGTGTCCTGGCTGCTCAGCGATTCCGGGAGATGTGCGCGGATCCGCGGTACGACGTCCGTACCAGGGACGCTGATTTCGTGATCGGGATCATCGAAGGTACGATGGTGCACCGGCAGGGCGAGAAGCTGGACGGATCGCCGCTGCGGAATACGCCATTCCTGCTGGAGCCCTGGCAGAAGTTCTGCGTGTATGGAATGCTCTGCTTCTTCTATACCGGCACGAAAGAGCGTGTCGTGAAGGAGGCGCTGATCTTCGTTCCCAGGAAGAACGGAAAGACGGCGTTCATCATGGGGCTCAGCTTCGGGCTTGCCGTGCTTGAGCGCCTCAGCGGTGCTAAGGTTTACGTGGTGGGCGCCGCTCTGAAGCAGGCCAGGGAAACGTTCGACGGATGGCTTTACAATGTGGAGCATCATCTGTATGCGGACAGGAATGCCGCCAGAAAAGACGGATGGCGGATCCTGGACAACGCAGCGGAGCACAAGATCATCAACGATTCCCTTGCCGGCGGCAGCGTGTCCCTGAACGCGCTGGCAAGCAATCCGGACGCGCAGGACTCTTTCAACTGCAATATCGTCATTGCCGACGAGATCCACGCTTACAAGAGTCCGAAACAGTACAACATTCTGAAGGAAGCCACAAAAGCCTATACAAACAAGCTCGTGATCGCGATCACGACAGCCGGCGATGACGGGACCAGCTTCTGTGCGCAGCGGCTGACCTACTGCCGGCGCGTGCTGCATGGGAAATATCAGAATGAGAATCTGTTTGCGTTCATCTGCTGCGCGGACCAGGATGAAAAAGGCAATGTGGACATCCTGGATCCTGTACAGCATCAGAAGGCCAATCCGTCCTACGGCGTTACGATCCGCCCGGCGGATATCATGAACGACGCCCAGCAGGCCGCGGACGATCCGCAGCAGCGGAAAGACTTCCTGGCAAAGTCGCTGAACATCTTCACGGCACAGATGAAGGCATACTTCCAGGTGCAGACGTTCCGGTGGTCAAACGCGAAAGCCGGCGAGGCGCTCGGGATTGATCCGGACTGGACGCTGGATGAAAAGATCCGTCACATTCTGAAACTGCCGATAAACTGGTACGGCGGCGCGGACCTTTCAAAGATGCACGACCTGACAGCGGCCGTCCTGCACGGGTGCTACAAGGATATCGATATCTGCCTGCCGCATGCGTGGTTCCCGATCGTGGCAGCGCACATCAAAGCCGACCAGGACAATATCCCGCTGTTCGGCTGGCAGGACGACGGATGGCTGGACATGTGCAACGCGCCGACGAACAATCACAGTGACGTAGTCCGTTGGTTTGTTGAAAAACGGAACCAGGGATTCAGGATCCGGCAGATCGGGCATGACCGGAAGTTCTGCCGGGAGTATTTCATCGGGATGAAGGCGGCGGGATTCACGGTTGTGGATCAGCCACAGTACCACTACAAAAAGAGCGAGGGATTCCGGCGCATTGAGCAAAAAGCGCTCAATGGGCTTTTTTATTACTTCGGAAGCGAGGCGTATGAATATTGCATTCAGAACGTCCTGGCGGAAGAAAAAACGGACGATATGATCCAGTACTGCAAGATCGAGGACAACCGGCGCATCGATATTTTCGACGCGGATGTGTTCGCTACGGTCCGGATGCTGGAATGCCTGGAAAAGAGCGGAAAGGCCAGCAGCTGGTTCGGATCTGATCCGACTGCCGGGAGATAAATGGAGGATGACGGAAGATGGGCGTATTTGATCGGCTGCGCGGATGGCTCAGCGGCAGCGACAGAGTTAATTTTGCTGAAGCGTTCGCGGATGCCCGGCCGCAGAAGCGGGAGGACATCAACCTGAAGACAGCGTCCGGTATCGCGCTGTGGCTTGGCCAGGATGATATCAAATGCGCAGGATATACGCGGCTGAGCGATAATCCGGAAATCATGACGGCGTGTCTGAGAATTGCGGAGCTGATCGGAAGCATGACGATCTATCTGATGAACAATACAGACAACGGAGATGAACGGATCATCAATGAGCTGAGCCGGAAGATTGACATCGAGCCATGTGCGAACATGACGCGGATGGAATGGATGACGGCGATCGTGATGAACCTGCTGCTGCACGGCAACGGTAACAGCATCGTCGTTCCGCATACCAGCGGCGGCATTCTGAAGGACCTGGAGCCAATCAGCGCTCAGCGTGTGAACCTGCAGCCGAAGCCCGGCAGCTACAAAGATTATACCGTGCTCATCGACGGGAAGCCGCATAAGCCGGAAGATCTGATGCACTTCACCTATAACCCTGATCCGGTGTACCTGTGGAAGGGCCGCGGGATCACGGTTGTCCTGAAGGACGTCGCGAACAATCTGAAACAGGCGCAGCGGACTGAGAATGCGTTCATGAGCAGCGAATGGAAGCCTTCCATCATTGTGAAGGTGGACGGGCTGACAGATGAGTTTGCATCTCCGCAGGGCCGGGAGCGGCTGCTGAGGGATTACATTCAGCCGGCATATCCCGGTGCTCCGTGGATGATCCCGTCGGAAGCGTTCGACGTTACAGAGGTACGGCCGCTGACACTGAATGACCTGGCGATCAAAGATACCGTCGAGCTGGATAAAAAGACCATTGCGATGGTGATCGGCGTGCCGGCTTTCCTGCTCGGTGTTGGTAATTTCAACCGGGACGAATGGAACAACTTCATCCAGACGAAGGTCCGCTCCATCGTGACAGGCATTCAGCAGGAGATGACCAGGGCGCTGATCATCAGTCCGAAATGGTATCTGTCGCTGAATCTGTGGAGTCTGATGGATTACGACCTGCAGAGCGTGAGCAGTATCCTGCTGGCCGGTGCTGATCGTGGATATGTGAACGGCGACGAATGGCGCGACCGGATGCACATGCCGCCGGCCGGGCTGAAGGATTACAAGGTGCTGGAAAACTATATCCCGTATGAGGATTCCGGCAAGCAGAAGAAGCTGATCCAGGATGGATGACCGCAGAGGCGAAAAACGCACAGGCCCGCGGATGCACGGCCGGTGCCCGTTGTGCGGGAAGCGGGACGCGGATCTTGGAATGCTTGCGGCTGCCGATTATATCGGATGGGCCTGTGATGAATGCATCCGGCAGCTGCGGGATTGTCAGGTGCGGCGATTCTGCAGCGTCGGCGAGGATACAGAACCATGTGAATAGGGAGGAACAAGGAAATGGCATACAGATGCGATCAGGCGATCATCGGACGGGCGGAGGATCCGATCCGCTGCAAGGTCAGCGGCACGGTGTGCGCTCATCAGAAAATGTGCCTGATGGAAGGGCGGACCGTTCTTACGGATGAATCGATGCGGTGCCTGGCGCGGGATGGGAAACTTCCTGAGCCGGTGACCACTCCGGAACCGGAGAAGAAACCGGCGGCCAAGAAGCCGGCGGCGAAGAAAGGAACGAAAGCGAAATGATCACACGGGACAAAGACAGACAGGTACGACCTGTCAGGGCAGAATTTCAGACGCGGGAAGATGATGACGGGCGGATGCATATCCGCGGTTATTTTGCCGTGTTTGACGGAACGTATGAAATCGGGCCGGGCATGTCAGAAAGTATTGACCGGCACGCTTTCGATAAAACCTTGGGCGGAGATATCCGCATGCTGGTAAACCATGACACGACGCTGGTTGTCGGCAGGACAAAGGCGCACACGTTGGAGATCGGAGTAGACGAGCGCGGATTGTGGGCGGATGGACTGGTCAATCCGAAAGATCAGGACAGCATGAACGCATGGGCGCGAGTTGAACGTGGCGACGTTGACCAGGCCAGTTTTGGATTTGATATCGTCAGCGAGGAGACCGAGATTCGCGCGGACGGTTCTGTCCATTGGACAATTACAGAGGTCGTATTGCATGAGGTCAGCGTATGCACTTTCCCGGCATACAAGGAAACAAACGTTTCAGTTCGTGAAGAACAACGCCGCGAGCTGAGCGAAAAACGTCTGAACGACTGGAAACAGGCCGCGATGACGAGAATTCATAAGGAGGGCCAATGATATGGCACTGAAGACTCTGATGCTGCGCCGGCAGATCGATCTGAAGAAAAAGGCCCTGGGAGAGCTGAATGACAAGCTGAACGGATTCACTTCCCGCGAAGCTGAGCTCGAGCAGGCGATCGCTGAGGTCGAAACCGACGAACAGCGCACTGCGGTGGAAGAAGAAATCACCGCGTTCGAGACTGAGCGCACTGAAGCGCAGACTGCTGCTGACCAGCTGACGGAAGAGATCCGAAATCTGGAAAGTGAGCTGGAAGGCGAAGAAGCTCAGCAGGATACCACTGCTCCGGGAGAAGCCGGAGAGCCGGCCGCCGCGCCGGAATCCGCGGTAGAAAACAGAGGAGGAATTACTATCATGAATCGTCGTTTCCGTGATTTCAACCAGCAGGAACGGGATGCGTTCCTGAACAATGACGGCGTCCGCAGCTTCCTGGGTGAAGTGCGTGCCGCGATGAAAGAAAAGCGTGCTCTGACTGGCGTCGGTCTGACCATCCCCGAAGTGATGCTTGGATTGGTCCGTGAAGAAATGGCTGCCACTTCCAAACTGCTCCGCTTTGTGGATCGCCGCAACGTTAGCGGCAAGGGCCGTCAGAACGTCATGGGCAAGATCTCCGAGGGCGTCTGGACGGAGATGTGTGCTAACCTGAACGAGCTGAACCTGGCCTTCAATCAGATCGAAGTGGACGGCTACAAGGTCGGTGGCTTTGTGGTCGTGTGCAATGCTGTCCTGGAAGACAGCGATATCGCGCTGGCCAATGAGATCATTTCCGCTATCGGCAAAGCGATTGCGAAGGCCCTGGACAAGGCGATCCTGTTCGGCGATGGCTCTAAGAAGCCCGTCGGTATTGCTGCCCGTCTGGCTGCTTCTTCTCAGCCTGCCTGGTGGGGAACCAATGAGCCTGACTTCACCGACCTGCATACCAGCAACATCCAGACGATCAACGTCAACGCTCAGAGCGGCGCTGCGTTCTTCGTTGCTCTGCTGGCGAAGCTTGGCATCGCGAAGCCTAAGTATTCCAGCGATGGCCTGTTCTGGGCTATGAACCGGAAGACTCACCTGGATATCCTGGCGAAGGCCCTGGCCGTGAATGCCAACGGTGCCTATGTTGCCGGAACAAGCCTGATGCCCATCATCGGCGGCGAAGTGGTCGAATTCGATGATGACGAAATGCAGGATTACGAGATCATCGGCGGCTTCGGCGGAAACTATCTGCTGGCCGAACGCGCCGGGATCGAGTTCGATTCCAGTAAAGAATTCCTGTTCACCCAGGATCAGACCGTGTTCAAGGGCACTGCCCGCTATGACGGCCGCCCGATGGCCGGCGAAGCGTTCGTGATCGTGAACTATAACAACACTTCCCCGACGACCTCCGCGACTTTCGCTGATGATGAAGCAAACAGCGTGCAGGAAATCCGGCTGAACACCCACGCTGGCGCGATCAGCGGAACCGGTACTCTGAAGCTGAAGGCGATCACTGCTCCCGGCAAGGGTACTGTGACCTGGGCGACTGGCGACAGCGATGTCGCGACTGTCAGCACTGCCGGCGTCGTGACTGGTGTTAGTGCCGGCACGACCGTGATCACCGCGACCTCTAACGGCGTGAGCGATTCCTGCACGGTGACAGTGACCTGATTTAATGCAGGCGAAAACGGATAAGGAGAGAGTGACAGCATGCGGACAATGATTGCGATCCCGTGTATGGATATGGTGCACACATTATTCTTCGCTTCTTTTGTTGCGATGAATAAACCTGAAGGGACGGAGGTTGCCATTGCCAGCTGCTCACTCATCTACGAAGCACGTCATACGCTTGCGAAGAAGGCTATCGATGACGGATTCGATCGGGTGATGTGGCTGGACTCTGACATGGTATTTGAACCGGATCTGCTGAATCGGCTTTCTGCCGACCTGGATCAGGGGCTTGACTTTGTCACTGCCGTCTACTTCTCCCGGAAAAATCCGATCAATCCGATCGTATATGAGGTCTGTCATCCGACGCCGCTGAAGGGCGGCGGGACGTTCCCGACAGTAGAGAGCTTTCAGGAAATCCCGGACGGACTCTTTGAGATCGAAGGCTGCGGATTCGGCGCGGCGATGATGACCACTGATCTGATTCGTCGCGTCCTTCCGCTTCCTTTCTATCCGATGGATCGGTACGGCGAGGATCTGAGCTTCTGCCGGAAGGCGCGGGAAATCGGCGCGAAGCTGTACTGTGATGGCAGAATCAAATTGGGTCATATAGGCACAACAATTATCAATGAAGAAGCCTGGATAAAGTCGAAGGGGTGAAAAGAATGGCTGTAAATGAAACAACCGCGCTCGGACTGATGAAAGCGCGACTGAATATGCTGCCTTCAAACACATCCCTGGATACGTACTTCCAGGCACGGATCAGCGCTGCGATCACTGAACTGACAGCGACAGGGATCGTACTGGATGACGGCCAGGAAGATATGCTGCTTGTCGTAGACACGGCTGTATGGCAGTATCAGAACCGGGACAACGCCGGCGGCATGCCGGAATGGCTGCGGCTGAGACGCCGGGAACGGTGGCTGCAGCAGCATGCACGGGAGGCGGCTGAGGATGATTCTTGACAGCGGCATCTGCACTGTTTTCCGGAAGACAGACACATCTGAGCCCGGAAGCATGCCTGTGACGAACTATATCCCGATATGGGCAAGCTGGTATGGCGAACTGAGCTATGAAACGGCGCCCGTGTGGGAAGGCGAAGGCAGGAAAGAGCAGAAGGTAGACAGCCGTATTCGTATCCTGCAAAACCGTGCGATTTCACAGGATGACGTGGTAGTGCTGGAGCATCTGGAAAACTTCAAAGACCGCACGCCCGGGATCGTGACTTATAAGATCATTCGGGCATATCATGGACAGGACGACGACGGGCCGACGCAGATTTCAGACTTGACGCTGGAGGTGGTCACTCCATGACGCAAAGCGAAATCAAAGCTCTGCTGGTATCGGCAGACCCGGATATCAAGCACTACTTTTCCATGCACAATTCTGAGGAGCCTTATTCCTACTGGGAAGAAACGCAGCAGATCGGACCTGTG